TCGCCGCGCTCTCAAAAATTTCCCCGGCGGGAATTTTGAGAAAAACATCTGGGTATAAACTAGTATTAAAGTGGTCGGAAGGAGGACCTAATGAACGAAAGCATCTTACAAAGTATTAAGAAACTTCTTGGTTTGGATGAATTCTATAATGTTTTCGATCAAGATATTCTTATACACATTAATTCAGTCTTCATGATCCTCCGTCAGTTAGGCGTTGGACCAGAGCAAGGCTTTAGAATCACAGGACCTTCAGAAACTTGGTCAGATTTTACAAGTGATGATATTTTTGTAGAGTCTGTTAAGACCTATGTGTATTTGAAAGTTCGTCTGATATTTGATCCGCCTCAGAATTCCTCTCTTACTCAAGCTATTCAGTCACAAATAGCCGAGCTAGAGTGGAGATTGAACGTGGCGAGTACGGAGGATAGAATAAATGAATAATGAACTTTATCATTTTGGTATAAAAGGCATGAAATGGGGCGTAAGACGTTATCGGAATCCAGATGGTAGTTTAACCGAGGCTGGTAAGAAGAGATATTATAGAAAAGATGGAACATTAAAAACCAAGTATGCCCAACAAAAATATGGAGAATTAAATAGCGAATATTTTAATAAAGGTCTTGAATTTGGGAAAAAATTTGATAAGACTGAAGAAGGAAAAAGATTATTAAAGAAAATGTGGGATACGTATGATAAATACGAAAAAGCTAGTTTATATAATGATTATAGTAAAGAAGGAAATAAAAAAGAAGAACGACTAGCAAAAGAATTTGATAAAGCTGAAAATGCATATTTAAAAACGTTATATACAAAACAAGTTAATGAATTAACAAAAAACTATTCAGATATTGAATTATCAGCTTTAGCTACTTATGGTCCGTGGGGTCAATCTGTCAGAGAGGATTTATCTAGACAAGAATCGATTCAAAGATTAATATCAGAATATAGTTCACATAAAATGTAATTAAAGGAGTAAACCAATGGCTAAAAAGAGCGAGAAACCTAGACAGCTCCCAGCCTTGGATCCAGAATCAAGAGAGAATCAAATGATTTCTCTCGCAGTTAATTTAGCGGAGGAAAAGCTAAGAGATGGTACAGCTAGTAACCAACTAATTGTGCACTATCTTAAGCTTGGATCTACGAAGGAGCGTTTAGAGAAGGAAAAGTTAGAAAAGGAGAATGAGCTTTTGAAAGCCAAGACAGAAGCTCTCGAGTCTGCAAAGCGAAGCGAGGAATTGTATGCCGAAGCCATCAAAGCCATTACAAGATATTCGGGTCACTACGATGATGAGGACTATACTGAATAAGTCATATTCAGAAATGATGCAATTCCAGACTTGGCAGGAAAGACTCGATTATTTATACTTGGGTGATAACAAGATAGGCGATAGTACATTCGGAGGACATAGATGGCTCAATCAGCAATTGTACGTTTCTCCAGAATGGAAAAGATTAAGAAGAGATATTATTGTTAGAGATAATGGATGTGATATGGGATTAATGGATTACCCAGTTCCTAATAGATCAAAAGCCATAATCCATCACATTAATCCAATAACAATACAAGATCTTCTAGATCGGAATCCTATTGTTTATGACCCGGAAAACTTGGTATGTGTGTCATTTAATACTCATCAAATGATACACTACGGAACAGAAGCTAGTAAGAATATTCTTAGACTCGATGGCAACCGTTCAGAAAACGATACAAAATTGTGGTAATGAGCGTTAATGCTCTGTCGAATTGTAGGGTTAAATTTTTCAATTGCGGTTTTCCTGAGACTCCTTTCGCCGTGATTGTTCGACAGAGCTTTAACGTTCATTACTGCACTTACGCTCTAGTTGACTTCTATTTTGTTTAAAATCTTCTCATTGCCGTTACGAGGAGTACTTCCGTACCATAAAAATTAAAGAACAAAATAGAGGTCAATTAGGGCGTAAGGATTAAAATAAACCCTAAAGGAGCCAAAAACAATGCTGTCAAATACGGCGACTCCCGTATATTACGGAAAATTTAGAGAAGCCGTATTACGGGGTGAAATACCAGTTTGCAAAGAAGTCGAGATGGAAATGAATCGTATCGACGATCTTATAGCAGACCCAAGATACTACTATGACGACGAAGCAATCAGAGGTTTCGTAGATTTCTGTGAGAATGAGTTAACATTAACCGATGGATCGGATCTTAAATTGCTAGACTCATTCAAATTATGGGCAGAATCACTATTAAGTTGGTTTTGTTTTGTTGAAAGAAGAATCCCAGATCCAATGACCGGTAAGTATCTGGTTAAATTTGTAAAGAAACGTCTAGTATTAAAGCAATATTTAATAGTTGCTCGAGGCGCTGCAAAATCGATGTACGCATCATGTTTACAGGCATATTTTCTAACGGTCGATAATACCACAACACAACAAATTACAACAGCTCCAACAATGAAGCAAGCCGAAGAAGTTCTTTCTCCTATAAAAACAGCAATTGCTAGATCAAGAGGACCTTGGTTTAAATTCTTAACAGAAGGATCTCTCCAGAATACAACCGGATCAAAAGCTAATAGACAGAAGCTAGCATCAACAAAAAAAGGAATTGAGAACTTCGTTACAAATTCAATTCTCGATATTAGGCCGATGGAGATCGATAAGTTAAATGGCTTAAGACCAAAAATTTCTACTGTCGATGAATGGCTTTCGGGTGATATTCGAGAAGATGTTGTCGGTGCTATAGAACAGGGTGCTTCTAAGATGGATGATTATGTTATAGTAGCAGTCAGTTCAGAAGGTACAGTTCGAAATGGTCCGGGCGATACAATCAAAATGGAGTTAATGTCTGTTCTAAAAGGCGACTATTATAATCCTCATATATCGATTTGGTGGTATAAACTCGATGATGTAAAAGAAGTTGCAAACCCTGAAATGTGGATCAAGGCTCAGCCCAATATCGGTCAGACAGTTTCATATGAGACATATCAGTTGGATGTCGATAGAATGGAAGCCGCACCGGCTAATAGAAACGATATTCTTGCTAAGAGATTTGGCATACCGATGGAAGGTTATACATATTTCTTTACGTATGAAGAAACGAAGCCGCATCCTAAGAAAAACTATTGGCAGTGCGTATGTTCTCTTGGCGCCGATCTTTCACAGGGAGATGATTTCTGCGCATTTACATTCTTATTCCCGTTATCCGATGGATCATTTGGCATTAAGACTAGAAGTTATATTACAGAACTAACATTCCGAAAAGTTCCTTTAGCTATTCATGAAAAGTATGAAGAGTTTATTAAAGAAGGAACTCTTGTTATTATGGACGGAACAGTTCTTGATATGATGGAAGTATATGATGACCTAGACCGACATATTCAAGAGAATGAGTATGACGTCAGATCATTTGGATACGATCCATATAATGCCAGAGATTTTGTTGACAGATGGTCTGCTGAAAATGGGCCTTTTGGCATAGAAAAGGTTATCCAAGGGGCAAAGACTGAGTCATTACCGCTTGGGGAATTAAAGATATTATCTAGTGAAGGAATGTTGTTATTTGATGAAAAACTTATGAGTTTTGCCATGGGTAATGCTATTACACTAGAAGATACAAATGGTAATAGAAAGCTATTAAAGAAACGTCATGATGCTAAGATCGATAATGTCGCAGCGATGATGGATGCATATATAGCATATAAGTATAATAGAGAGGCATTCGAATAGTCCTTATCTTCTGCATAGACTCTATAGTTTGTTGTGGGTTTTTGGTTCTGAGATTCCTATGGGTTACCATAGCAATTATAGAGTCTATGTAGGAGATAAGGATATTTTAAGAGGTAAGGTAACATGAACAACGAACTCTATCATTTCGGCGTTAAGGGCATGAAGTGGGGCGTAAGACGATATCGTAATGAAGATGGATCGCTTACCACATCCGGAAAAGCACGATATACTAAATCTGGTAAAAAGAAAAATCCTACGAAAATGTCTGATGAAGATTTGCGTAGAAGTACTGCCAGACTCCATGCCGAAAATCAATATAGAAAAGAAATCAGAGAAGAACGAAGCAATAAGTTATCTAATAAGATAATAAAAACAGCAGTTAGATCTGGAGCAGCATACGCGGCAACATATGGATCCACAAGATTAATCGATAGGATTACTGGAGTTGATTTTGGAGCTAAGTATGCTCATGTTCTGGCAACATTAGCGGCTACGACGGCTGGATTATCTGTATGGGATATTAAGACAGAAGGTGGAAGCAATATCTTGAAGAGAAGATATAAGCCCGCTAGATAATAAAGATTTTGGAGGAACAACGATATGTACAATGAATCATATTTAGCCCATCACGGTGTTAAGGGCCAGAAATGGGGCGTAAGACGTTATCAGAATGAAGATGGATCGTTAAATGCTAGAGGAATTAAAAGATATTCCGGAAAACATGGGGCAACAAAATACGTTATAGATACTAATAAAGCATTAATCAAAACTAATAAAAATCGCTCAATTAGAAATAGGGCATGGCAAGCAGTAGATGCAGGATTTTATGGTTATATGGGAAATTTAGTTACTAAACCGGGAGCATCGATGACCGAACGATTAAGAAATATAACAGTGGGTGCGATAGTAGGAGCAAGTCTTGGTGAAGTAGCAAGTGCAGGTCAAAGAATAGCTGATGAAAAATCCGATATTTTTATGGTTGAAAATAACCCCGCAATGGTTAGAGAAATAAATTCCGCAAGAAGATATTTAAGATCACAAGGAATAGACGCATAATAAAAGGAGTCATCAATGAAATTAACCGATAGACTTTCTCATGCCTGGAACGCATTCCAGAATAAAGATCCGACGCCAAACTCGGTTCAGGTTTTAGAGCGTGGATATTTTACACGTCCGGATAGGCGTCGATTATCGATCGGAGCAGACCATACAATCATATCTGCAATTTATAATCGTATAGCAATAGATGTTTCAGCTATAGATATTGAGCATGTAAAGGTCGATGAGAATGAAAATTTTGTTGAAAAAGTAAAAGATTCTTCTTTAAATTATATATTTTCAACAGAAGCGAATATCGATCAGACATCTCGAGAATTTATAAGAGATGCGGTATTATCCATGTTTGATGAAGGATGTGTGGCTCTTGTTCCTACAGATACTAATACAGTACCTAAGATTACAGGAGCATTCGAAATAGAAGCTATACGAACAGGCAAGATTACTCAGTGGTATCCTGAATCTGTAGAGGTCGAAGTTTATAACCAGAAGACTGGTGAAAAAGAGAAGGTTAGAATGCCTAAACGAACCGTTGCAATAATAGAGAATCCTTTGTATACGGTAATGAATAGTGAAAATTCTACTCTTCGACGACTGATACGTAAATTAGCATTACTCGATCAGGTAGATGAACAGTCAAGTTCTGGTAAGCTAGATTTGATTATTCAGTTACCATATATTATTAAATCTGAAGCTCGTAAGAAACAGGCTGAACAGAGACGTAGTGAGATAGAAGATCAGTTAACAAATAGTAAATACGGAATAGCATACACAGATGGAACAGAAAAGATCGTCCAACTTGGTCATCCTGTAGAGAATAATTTGTTAACCCAGATCGAATACCTTACAAAAGTACTTTATAGTCAGCTTGGCCTTACAGAAGCAGTGTTTAATGGTACAGCTGGCGAAAGTGAGATGAAGAATTATTATAGTAGAACGATAGAACCTATCATATCTGCTATAACTGAGGAATGTCAGCGCAAGTTCTTAACAAAGACTGCTAGATCTCAGAATCATAGGATAATGTTCTTTATCGATCCATTTAAGTTAGTTCCGATTAAAGATTTAGCGGATTTATCGAATAGCCTGTCTCGTAATGAGATCGTTACAGCTAATGAGATTAGATCTGTTATCGGATTTAAGCCTTCTGATGATCCTAGAGCTGATCAGTTGATTAATAGTAATGTTAATCCTAATGATGGCGGTATGGGGTATGAACAGTATCCAATGGACTATGGCCAGTTTGCAGATGAGCAATACGGTCAAATGGAAGACATAGATTCTCAATTAGAAGAAATGAGAAATATGTACCATAGTGCTTTGGCGCATACTGGAGCAAACGAACCGCCCGGAGGATATTCATCAAAATACTATGATCCGGAAAAGGCTCATGAATATTATGAGAGAACTAAGAAATTAACTGGGCGTAGATCCAATAAAGGTTTAAATGAAGAAGGTATAGCTGCCGCCGAATACATGCGTAAGCAGGTAGATGAACAAGAAGCAAAAGAACTTGGCACTCGTAGAGACGAGGCGACTAGAAAAATAGAAGATCTAGATAAAAACCTCGAATCTACAGTAGAAAGTATTTCTAATAATTTGTCATCAGCACTTGAAGCGGCAAGAAACGCAACTGAATCTACAATTGGTGCAGCTAAAGCTAGACTTCAAACAGTAATTTCGAACTCATCTGATAGAATTCAAAATCAGGTAAATCAGCTTCGTGAGAAGATGGAAAAAACAACGAGCGAAGCAGCTAGACGAGGTTTTGAGAATCAGATAGAACAGTTAGCAGAAACAAATGCTAAGAATAGAGATGCATTATCTGAACAGTTTGCGGAAGAATACGCTACGGCAAAGTCGAACTATAAGTCTACTGCAGAACAGTTGTCATCGAAGGCAGAAGAAGATGTAACTTCGGCTAAAGAGAAGACGGATTCTGAAAAGAAATCAGTTTCCGAGAACTATCAGAAACAGGCTGAAGAAATAGCAGAGAAGTATGCTCAGATAATGGTCGATGAGATGGATAAGATACGGGCTAATCCGTCATTCCAGGAAGAAAAGAAATCGTCCTCTTCTTCATCCGGATCATCTAACTCATCAAGTTCTAAAAAGAAGATGGGGTCAAATTATTATAATGCCCTATCCGATTATGCAAAACGAAATAAAAATAAGAAATAAGGAGGACAAACATGGCAACTAAGTGGGATTTTAGTGGCTACGCTACTAGAAACGATCTTAAATGCGGTGATGGTCGTACTATCCGTAAAGATGCTTTTAAGGATAACGACGGTCAGACGGTCCCCTTGGTTTGGCAGCATGTACATGATAATCCTGATAATGTATTAGGTCATGCACTACTCGAGAACCGAGAGGACGGTGTGTATTGTTACGGGTATCTTAACAACACACAGCGCGGAAGAGATATGCGAGAACTCATCAGTAATGGTGATGTAAATAAGCTGTCAATCTACGCAAATAAGTTGGTTCAGAAGGGCGGCGATGTCCTCCATGGATCAATTAGAGAAGTAAGTCTTGTACTCGCTGGAGCTAACCCCGGTGCGTATATAGACAACATAACCATTGCCCATAGCGATGGATCAGAGTTCGAACTTGAGGATGAAGCAATCATTTATTCCGATGAAGATATCATTTCTCATAGTGATGATGAGGATAAAGAAAGCAAAGAAGACACTGAAGAAAAGAAGAGTGATAAGACAGTACAGGACGTAATTGATTCTATGTCCGAAGAGCAGAAGAACGTTCTTTATTTCTTGGTCGGACAGGCCGTAGAAGGAAAGGACGGAGAAAAAGAATCGGAATCAGAAATAAAACATGCCGATTCGGATGACGAGGAGACTAAAAATATGGCAAGTGATAAGACAGTACAGGACGTAATTGATTCTATGTCCGAAGAGCAGAAGAACGTTCTTTATTTCTTGGTCGGACAGGCTATAGAAGGTAAGGGCGGAGATAATGAAGCAGAACACGATGATTTAGGAGAAACTGATATGAAGAAAAACATTTTTGACAGATCAACAGAAGAAACCGGCGATGTTCTTTCTCATGCTGAGATGGAAGAGATCTTCGCAGATGCTAAGCAGAGCGGAAGCCTGAAGGAAGCATTCCTTGCTCATGGCATCACAAATATTGATTACCTGTTCCCTGAGGCGCACCTCCTTGATAAGGAACCCCAGATCATCAACGATGATCAGGCATGGGTTTCCACAATCATGAATGGCGTTCATAAGAGCCCGTTCTCAAGACTTAAGACGATGGCTGCTGACATCACGATCGATGAGGCAAGAGCTGTAGGTTATATCAAGGGTAATAAGAAGGTTGAAGAGCAGTTTGGTTTGCTTAAGAGACAGGTAACCCCTAAGACAATCACCAAGCTTCAGAAGTTCGATAGAGATGATATCCTTGACATCACAGATCTTGACGTTGTAGCTTGGGTTAAGTCCGAGATGCAGATCAAGCTTAAGGAGGAAATCGCAAGAGCTATTCTTGTTGGTGATGGTAGACCTAATTCCAATACTAATAAGATTGATGAGGATAAGGTAATCCCGATCTACAAGGATGTATCCCCTCTTATTGGCTATGATTCTAAGATCAACAACCACAATATTTCTTCTGCTACTTTCGCAATCCGCAGAACTATTGAAGTTCCTAAGAATGCTACAGATGCAGATAAGGCCGAGATGCTTATTGATGAGGCTGTAAGAGCTCGTGTTGACTATAAGGGTTCTGGATCTCCTACGCTCTTCATTGGCCCCGCTGCTCTTGCTGAGATGCTCCTTATTAAGGATTCTATGGGTAGAAGGATCTATGAGTCTGAGGCTGCTCTCGCTACAGCTATGAGAGTTAAGAATATTGTTGATGTACCGATTCTTGATACAATCTCCAGAGTAGAGAACGAAGGCGAGGATGATGAGCAGACATTTACTCTTGCAGGCATCATCGTTAACCTTGCTGACTACACAATCGGTCTCGATAAGGGCGGTCAGACAACAATGTTCGACGATTTCGATATCGACTACAACAAGTATACCTATCTGTTGGAGACAAGGCTTTCTGGTATGCT